CCACGACCTGCGAAGTCGAAAATCTGGAAGGCATGATCGGGGCTGGCTGGTCAGTTAATCCGCCGGGTTACGCACCGCCAGTAGTAGCTGAAGAGGAAGCTGATGATGAACCGGAAACCATCAACCCGATTCGCATCAAGGCCAAGGAAGCGCGGATCGACGGCTGGGATACCAAGCGCATTGGCACTCTTGAAAAGATGTTGGGGGCGTAAATGGCTCAGCTCAAGGTCGATAGAATCACCGCGGCATATTCGAAGCTCAGGATCTCGGGGCTGACGGTGATCCCGAACCCGTCCGATCTTGAGCTGGCTTTGAATGAGCTTGAGAACATGATGGCCGAGCTTGCATCGCGCGGCATCGAGGTCGGCTACAACTTTGAAGAGGAGCCAGATCCGAATAGCGATCTGAATGTTCCCATCGAATTCTGGAACATGATCGCTACCAACTTGGCGACGCGGCTGATCCCTGACTTCAACAAGGACGCATCGCCAGTGCTGTTTGCGCAGGCCTCTCAGTCCCTGTCGCAGGCGTCCGGCATCTGCGCCCGCAACCGTATTCAGCAGGTCGCATACCCAGCTAGACAGCCTGTAGGGAGTGGCAACAGGGTATATGCCCGGTGGCAGCGGTTCTATACCGATTTCCGTGACCTGCCGCCAAATGCGCCGTCTACGCTGTTCATCATGCAGGGCGAGACGAACGACTTTAAAGAGTCTTTTGCCGCGTATCTGCGTACCGATGAGTTCATTGATTCGTTCGAGGTCACTGCCGACACAGGTTTTACCGTTGTCAGCAGCGTGTTGCTTGAAGGTGTGATTGATTACCGGCTGACTGCTCCAGTCGATCTCGCGGCCAATTCGTGGCAGCAGGTCAAAATCAAGGTCACGACGACCGAAGGACGCGTTGAAATCCGCATCATCAATTTCCAGGTGATGCCTAACGTGGTAGTAGGAAACTAGGAGCAGCCTCATGGCATTCACTCAATTCACTATTGATCGTTCGTCTGAACAATCGCGAGGGATCTTTAACAACTACGTGTATCGAACGACCGACACGATGGCTCAAGTCAAGGCGGCCGGCTATTTCTCGGCCTGTCGCTTTGCCGTATCTGACGGGCCTGATACCAATGGCTATGGCTGGAACGGCGGCGTCATTGAATGCTTCTGCTCGGATGGCTATATGGTCGGCCAGGTGAATGCGACTGCGGGGACGATCAGCGGCCTCATTACATCGCCGGCTTTGATCACGCTGAGCGACTTCATCAACGCCTCATCGACCACCACGCAGATCCCAGCCGCGCTCGGCACGGTGACGCAGATCAGCTTCGGGCCACTGGTATCGACTCCACAGATCAGCATTAGCGCGGCTGGCGACATTACCTGCAACATCTCCGGTCAATATCGCTTCGTCTTCTCAGCTCAAGCTGGTCGCACGGCATCCGCCGGCATCGTGAACCTGTTCCTCCGCCTGCTGAAGAACGGTACGCAGATCGGTAACACGGCACTCGCTCGACTGGATAACGCGGCAACGATTGTTCCGCTGCGGTTCATCGTCACGTTCGATCTGGTGGCTGGTGATGTTCTGGTCGCGCAGATGGTTCAAGACTCCAGCGGTATTGCTGGTGCTGGCGGCCTCTATTCGATAACTCCTGCGACGGCCGGATGGGCACAATCTCCATCCACTGCCGTAGCCATCTCACAGATCAAGACAGTGGTGTAATCAATGCCATCTCAGAGACTCCCGATCACCCTCATCAAGGGCGACAAGATCAGCACGCAGACTGACTATCTGGACGCGCTTCCAGAGAACATGTATGCCGTGCCGAAGCCTATCCTTGGTGCTGAGGGCTTCATGCTTCAGCACTCGGGGCTCACTGAGTACGGCACTGGTGCTGGGCCAGATCGTGGCGGCGTGTGGAACGAACGCCTTGGCAGTCATTTCAGGGTGTCATATACGCAGTTCCTGATCGTCAATGATGACGGTACGACACAGCGATTCGGCAACATTCCGGGCATGGAGCAGGTTTCCATGCCCTACTCATTCAACACGCAGGCCGTTATCGGTGGTGGCGGGTTCTACCTATATGACCCTGTGAACGGTTTCCGTCAGGTGCTTGATCCAAACCTGAAGACGCCTATCGATGGCGTATGGATCGACGGCTACTACTTCCTCACGGACGGCGACACGCTCTATCACACGCAGCTGAACAATGAAGCAGCGTTCAACCCTCTGGACTTTGCCACCTCAGAATTCTCGCCAGACCCAACGCTTGGTGTCGGGAAGACGGCGGATGACAAGGTGATCGTCTTCAACCGCTACACGACCGAATTCTTCGCGAACGTCGCGTCGAACAACTTCGCGTTCACCCGCATCCAGTCGCGGGCTGTGAAGACTGGCATCGTGGCGACCCATGCCAAGTGCGAGCTGAACGACAAGTGGTATTTCGTCGGCGGCCGGAAAGAGCAAGACCTTGGCGTTCACATTCTTGGCGTCGGTTCAAGTCAGCAGATCTCGACGCGCGCCATTGACCGGATCCTGTCGCAGTACACAGAGCCCGATCTGGCCGACATCTCGGTCGAGGCTGTTAGCGTTGACGGCATGTCGTTCGTCTACATCCACCTGCCGAACGAGACGCTGCTGTTCAACGAAACGGTGGCCAGCGCATCAGGTCTTGATAACGCTTGGTCGATCCTCAAGCGCGGCACCGGCTCATTGCCTTGGCGCGGCATCAACGGCGTGTTCGATCCTCGAGTGGGTAAGTGGCTATTCGGCGACAAGATCGACCTGCGCCTTGGCTTCCTTGACCCGGTCAAGGTTGACCAATATGGCGAGATGGGCGAATGGGTGCTGTATACGCCGTTCCTGTACCTGGAAGGCCTGTCAGTGGACAGCCTGAACATCGAGACAATGCCCGGGCACTCGCCGACGGATGACGCCACGCTGTTTGTGTCGATGACCTATGACGGCGTGACATATGGGCATGAGGTGACGGCGCGCTATGGCTCGCCATTCGACTACAACCAGCGCTATATCGTGAACAGACTGGGCTACGTGCGTAACTGGATAGGTTTCAAGCTTCGCGGCGCATCCCGCGCCAAGATGTCGTTCGGACGGGGGTATCTGGAAGTTGGCTAATTTCAATGGTGACTATCTAGGCCTTGACCTGTCGGCGTCTGAAGTCAAGGCGCTGACCGGCTGGCCTGATGCGATCGTCAACGATTACACGTCGGTCCTCAATTCATTGCGGGCTTTGGCGTCCAGCATTCAGGTAATGGATGTCGGCGTGATAGATCCGAATGGTGTGGTGGCATCCAACAACTCGCGGCAGTACTTCAACTCGGTGACCAGCAAGCTGTGGGTTAACCCGGTTGTTGGCGTAACGACTGGCTGGGTAGTGATCTGATGTTCCGGCCGGCGTATCAGTGCGAGGATGACCTAGGGGTCGCCAAGGATGACAACCATGTCGTCTTCAGGTGGTCGGAAGCGAGGATCTTCGTTTCATGCTGCGAAAAGGGAGAGGCATTGAGCGCTCATTTCTCGGCCGATCGCCAAGGATTGCGCCATATAAAGACCGCCATAGATGAATTCTGCGACTGGGCATTCGACGTTATGCCGTGGTGTAGAATGATCTTTGCGTGCATTACCCGGCCTAGCGTGGAGCGGCTTGTCGTCAAATGCGGGTTTAACTTTCTGGAGATGCGCGACGATCTCCGTATCTATGTGAGGTGCAGACAATGGGCAGTATCTTAGGGGGCGGGAGCAAGGGTGGCGGCAGCGCCATTACTGGAGCGGCGCAGGGCGTGGCAAATGCTGCGATTGAAGGCGGCCAGCGGAATTACGATACCTACAACAACCTGGCTACCAACGTATCCGGGGCGATCAATGCCGGCGCTAATACGGCGGCAACTGGCGCCACCGGCGGCGCTCAAACATCGGCGTCCGCACAACAGCACGCCCTTGATTACCTGATGACGAATGACACGCTGCCGCGCAACCTTCGGGAAAGCGCGCTGAATAGCCTTGGCGGCCTGTATGGCGGCACGGGCAGTATCACTGAGCGCGCGATGGCGAGCCCGCTCTATAAGTCAGCAGTTCAGCAGGGCGAAAACGCTGTGTTGCGCAATGCTTCGGCAACTGGAGGTCTTCGGTCCGGGACGGCGAACGAGAACTTGGCGCAGGTCAACCAGAACGCCTTGGTCGCAGCCTATAACGATCAGGTTCAAGGCCTTCAGGGTCTGTCGTCTCTCTCTTCGAACGCCAACAACATCGCCGGCTACATGTCCAGCATCGGCAACACGCTCGGTCAGGGCCAGATCAACTCGGCGAACATCCTCGGCCAAGGGCAGGTATCGGCTGCGCAGAACTTTGCGAACTACACCGCCCAAGGTGCGCAGGAGCTCACCAGCGGGAACCTCGCTGCGGCGAATGCCTTGTCCCAAGGACAGATTGCAAAGGCCCAGAACAGTGCGCAGGGCTCGCAGAACGGCATGAACAACATGATGGGCATGGCCGGCATGGGCATGCAGGCCTTCTCGCAGTTCTCTGACCGCCGCCTGAAGTCGAACATTGAGTTCGCTGGCGAAGAGAATGGCGTGCGCAAATATAAGTGGACGTGGAACAAGATCGCACGCCGCCTCGGTCTATCCGGCAAAGGCAGCGGCGTCATGGCTGATGAAGTGCTGAAGACTCATCCAGAAGCTGTCTCCATGCGCGACGGCTACATGCATGTCGATTACTCGAAGCTGGGGGTGAGCCATGGCGTTTAGCTACGAGCCAAACACAGTCCAAGGGCAGGCTCCGCTTAACTTCGGCGGCGGCCTGAATTATGGCTCGCTGCCAAACCTGCAGCAGCAGAGCGCTATTCAGCAGCAGCCTCAACTCGCCTACGGCGGCCAGCAGCAGCCTCAACAACAACAGCAAAGCATAAGCCCAACGCAGATGTATGACATGTACCAGAAGTTCGCTGGCGCAAAGACTGGCGCCACCGGCTCGGGTAACAGCTTGTCAGGATTGCTCAGCAGCGGTAGCGGTTCGGCGGGTCTTGGCGGTTCCGGGCTCATCGGCAGCGCGAGCGGGGCGACTTCGGCGGCAAGCACTGGCGGCGCATCCTACGGGCTCGGTGGCTCTCTTGTGGGCGGTACCGGCGCTGTTGGCGGATCAACCTTTGCCGCTGGTGCCGGATCAAGTGCTGCTGGTGCTGCTGGTGCTGGAGGGGCGGCCGCCGGAGGTGGCGCGGCAGCGGGGGGCGGTGCCGCGGCCGGTGGATCTGCTGCTGGCGGCGCAATGGCAGCTGCCGGTCCATGGGCTGCACTGGCGGCAATCATCATGTTCAACGAAGAGGACAGCCGTAAGAAAGGCTTGCGCGCCGAGGATCGCAAGGAGCGGACATGGGATCAGCTGAACGGCAAAGTTCTAACCCAAGACATTGAGGGCAAATGGGGGCCGATGTTTGACAAATGGACGGGCGGCAACTTTAGCAAGCTCGGGTTCCAGGGTGATGCCAAAGGCGCAAGTCAGGTCGCTTCTGGTCGTATTGGTCCGGGCATCAAGTCGCTCTGGAACGAAGGCACCCTCAAAAAAATCAGGAATATTTTCTAATGGCCAGAAGCTCATATCCATCTCAGAACCCGTTTACTGTCGATCCCGGCAACGACTACAGCTCAGGTCTGGCAGGCTTGAGCAACACCATGGAAAACGTGCGCCAAGCAAGACTTCAGGAGGCTGAACAGCAGCGCCGTCAGCAGCAGCAGGATCGCGCTCAGCAGCGCTTTGAAGAGGTTCAAGGCGCGGCCCAGCAGGCATTTGCGAGCCAGAATCCCGATGAAGTCGCGAAGATCGCCATCAAGTATCCTGAAATCACGCAGATGCTCCAGCAGGCTACCGGTCTGAAGGATGATATGCAGAAGCGCGAGGCTTCTGGATTCCTGCGCAAGCTTATGACGGCATCACCTGAGAACAGGGCTGCTATTTATCAACAAAGAATTCAATCGGTTCAAGATCGCGGCGGGGATCCTTCGCATTCGATTCAGTCCTATAAAGATTTTCTAGAGCATCCAGAGGATGAGATTGCGAATACAGAGCTAATCTGGGCTGGCGCCGACCCGGATGGATACGCCGCCTATAGCAGCGAGCGGAAGGCCAAGCAGAAAGCAGAGCTTGAGCAGCAGAAGATTGCCGCAGAAGAAAGCCGCTTCCAGCGCGGCGAGGCCGGGAAGAATAGTCGAGCCGCCATGAACGCCGGGGATCGTGCGCTTACTCGACAGATCGCGGCGCTGACCGCACAACAAAACGCTGAGATGAACCAGCTTAAGCGTCAAGAGATTGGGCTGAAGATTGACGAGAAGCAACAGAAGCTTGAGCAGAGCAAGCTTGAGACTCAAAAAAATACGGAAAGCGCGATAGCTAACATTGACGCAAGCATTGAATCCGCAGACAAATTACTTAGCCATCCTGGATTATCTAGTGCGGTCGGCATTTCATCGGCATTTCCAACTATTCCTGGCAGCAAATCAGCGGACTTTTTGGCCGAACTTGAGTCTTATAACGCCAAAACATTCATGTCTAATGTTGCGCAAATGAAAGGTCTCGGGGCGCTAACAGAGGCAGAGGGCGCCAAGCTTACGGCTGCCGCCGGAGCTGTTAAGCCTGGCATGTCTGAAAAATCTTTGCGCAACAACTTGGAGACAATGAAGCAGGGGATGATGAAAGCCAAGGACAGGATGGCTAAACGCGGAGTCACTGCTACTCCGGCGCCAGCTGCATCCTCTGACGGCTGGGAGATCGTGAACTGATGGAAACCCAAGAGTACAAAGTCAAAGCCCCAGACGGGCAGATGATCACGCTTCGCGGGCCCGCTGGAGCGTCTCAGGATCAGGTGATTGCTCAGGCGAAGAAGCTCTATGCACAAAAGCAGGAACAGACGCAGCCACAAGACATGATGCCTCCTGCCGAGTCAGTCCAACAACCTGCCGCCCCACAGGAGCAGGCCGCAGCAGCGCCGACTGAAGAGCCGGGGATGATGGATAAGCTCGGCGCCATGTTCACCGGCAGTGATCGGCAGACGCGCGCCACGCAGGAGCTTCCAGAGCTTCAGAACTCCGGCTTGCTGAGTGGGGTGGATATTCCAGAGGGCAAAGGTGCGGCGGTTGCTGCTGCGCTCGCCACCATGACTGACCCGCAGGAGATCGCACAAACCCTGAAATCCCTGTCGCCAGATATCGGCATTCAGCAGGACGAAAAGGGAAATCTGATTGCGGCAAACAATGCGACCGGCGTGCGCGCTGTTATTAACAAGCCGGGTTTCACTGGAATGGATGCGTTGCAGGCTCTCGGGATTGGTGCTGCCTTCGCTCCTACAGGTGGCGCCGCATCGGCGGTGGGTGGTGGCGCGATAAAGCAGGCACTTGCTCTCGGTGGTGCCTCTGCTGCTACTCAGGCGGCAATCGAAGGTGGCCAAGCGCTGGCCGGAGGTGAGTTCAACCCTGAAGAAGTCGCTATGGCTGGCGCATCTGGCGCAGCTCTACCGCTTGCTATGGGCGCCGGCGGATCGTTGATCGATGCAGCTAGGCGCGGCGTGAATGTTTTGCGCGCTCCTGCCGGATCTCAATCGGAGATTGTCCAGGCAGCGAAGAGCGCAAACATCCCTCTGATGACGAGCGATGTGGCGCAGCCTTCAACGTTCATTGGTAAATCGGCGCAGGCCATCGGTGAGCGCATTCCGCTGGCTGGCACTGGAGGACTACGAGCAACTCAGCAGGAGGCCCGCAAGACTGCCATCCAGCAACTTGGTGACCAGTACCCAACGCCAAAGCCAAGCCAGATCATCGACAGCCTCAAGGCGCAGAAGTCTCGAATCAAGCGGGCCGCCGGCCAGCGTTATGACGAACTTCTACCGATGGTTGATGCCTTGGGCCCGGCACCCTACACCAAGACCACGCAAGCGATTGATGATGCGATTGCGGAACTGTCGAAGCCTGGCGTCGTATCCAGCAAGGAGGCATTGCAGGAGCTTCAACAATTCAAGGATACGCTCGGCGCCGCAGATCAGACCTATAGCACGCTCAAGGAGAACCGAGGCGCCTTGCGTGAGGTGGTGAATTCATACGACAACCAAGGCCGTAGCCAGCTTCCATCGAGAGCCAAGGCTCTGATGAATCGGGTTTACTCGGCCATTGGAAACGACATGAACGAGGCTGCAACGAACGCACTTAATCCGCGTGATCTTGCGCGTCTCAAGGCCGCCGATTCGATCTATCGGTCTGAAGCCGAGAAGATGACGAAGACTCGGCTGAAGAACGTGCTGGACAAGGGGGATCTAACGCCAGAAGTTGCTGAGAACCTGCTATTCAGCAACAAGCGTAGTGAGGTGAAGAGCCTCTATGATTCGCTCGACTCCAGCGGGCGCGATGCTGCTCGGGCTACTGTAATCCAGCGGGCATTAACAAAGGCTGGCGGCCTGGACAACCCATCGCCAGAGAAATTCATCTCGGAACTGCGCCGCATGGAATCGCAGACCGGCATTCTGTTCAAGGGCGACCAGCGCAAGCAGTTGGAGGGGCTGAAGCAAGTCTTGGCAGCCACCAAGCGTGCAGGGGAGGCTGGAGTACAAACATCGACAGGGCAGCAGCTGTATGCCCCGATTGGCGCAGCAGCTGCTGGATCATTGATTGGTGACTTCGGAGCTACGTTGGCGGCGGGGGCATCGGTAGGCGCGCTGGCTCGGGCCTATGAAAGCCCAGTGGTGCGCAATGCGATGATCAGGATCGGCTCTGCGCCTAAATCTGAGGCTTCGAAGCGCCTGGCGTTGCAGCTTGCTCGGCAGTTGAACGCCGGAGCTCAATCAGCACGTTATCAGCAAACTGGAGAACAAGAACAACCAGGAATATAGAAGCGGCGAGATGTAGCATGATGTCACCTCAAATCAAACCAAAATGGTGAGTGTAATGGCAGACGAGAACGAAGTAAGGCTACCGTATACGTACTACCCTGACCCCACAAGGGGGAGGCCCGTGTTCAATGGGTTTATCTACGTCGGGCAGCCCGATACGGACCCTCAAATCACGGCGAATCAGTTGGTCGTGACGGCTACTCAGGAGAACGGGAGTTCGATCCCTATTGCGCAGCCGATCAGGACGGGGGCTGGCGGCGTTCCGATGCTGAATGGCTCTCCTATTCAGCTTCAGGTGAGCGGCGAGTACAGCATCAAGGTGCTCGACCATCTCAGCGTGCAGGTTTACTACGCGCCGTCTCTGGTAGGCGGCGTGATGCCTTCGACCATCATCCGTACGCAGATCATCCCTTCCAGCATCGGGCTCACCGATCGGTTCATCAACTCCGACCTGTTCGATCCAAACATCAGCTGGACGGATTACTATACGGCGCACAAACCTGTTATGGATCTCGGCTTTATTGGCTCCACGCCATTCCCAATCGAGAACATCCCGGTAAATCGTTTCGATCTCGCTCAAAACACATCAACTACTGACCTTGGAGTACTGCCGTAATGGCCGATCAATTACAGCTTCGCCGCGGGACGACAACACAGAACGCTGCATTTACGGGCGCTCAGGGTGAGGTGGTGGTCAACACCACCAACAACACGCTGGTGGTCCACAACGGCATTACTCAGGGCGGTTTCCCGACTGCTGCTAGTGCGCAGGTAACCGACGGCACCTTCTACTACAACGAGGACGCAGGCTCGGCAGCGAACGCTTACATTCTGGTGCCGAAGTCGAATACCAATACGCCGTCGTCGTACCTCGGCGGAATCCAGTTCGGGTTTGTCAGCGCGCATCCGAACACCGGCGCGTCCACCGCGAACTTCCAAAGCCTCGGCGTGAAGAACCTGAAATACTCGGATGGTACTGATCCGCTGGCCGGCGACATTTCTGGCCGGGTGTATCTGATCTATGACGAGGTCAACGGCTGGCTGGAAATTCAGCGTAAACAGACCGCCCCGCAGCCGCAGATTCGAACTGTTGGTGGATCTGTCGCGACCAGTGCAATGACAGTGACGATTGCGCCTGCTCTGGTGGACTTCCGCGCGGCTACGGCCGGCAGTGGCACAGTCAACCGACGGAACATCGTCACGCAGCTGAGCTTGACTATTCCATCTGGTGCCACGCTGGGCACTACAAGCCTTGTGCCGAACCAGATCGCCATTCTGGCGCTGGATAATGCAGGCACAGTACAGATCGGCGTAGTGAATATTTCCGGCAACGTCAACCTTGACGAAACAACGCTGGTCAACTGCACGGCGATTACGTCCGGCTCCAACTCGGCGAACGTCATCTATTCGTCGTCTTCGGCATCCAGTCTGCCGTTCCGCGTAATGGGTTATGTCCAGTCCACTCAGGCCACGGCCGGCACCTGGGCGACAACTCCAAGCGTGGTTCAAGGCCAGGGCGGCCAGGCCATCGTCGGCAACCCGAAGATGATCATCGCGCCAACACAGGCGTCTACTTCCGGCACATCGATCGACTTCACAGGGATTCCGTTTGGCACCAAGCGAATCACGGTGATGCAGAACGGCACGAGTACCAACGGTACGTCGAACCTGCAAGTTCAGCTCGGGGCCGGCGGCATTGTCACCTCTGGCTACAACTCAAGTTGTGCAACGCTTTCTGGCGTCAACACATCGCAGGTTTCGGCGACAACCGGATTCATTATCAGTTTCGGCACGGCGACATTCACCATGTCCGGGCCAATGACGCTGTCTCATATGGGTGGTAATAGCTGGGTATGTAGCGGTGATCTTGTTCGATCCGGCACCACGGGTAACATGGTTATTTCCGGGATCGTCACGCTAACCAACACGTTGGATACCGTTCGATTCACCACTGTGAACGGTACGGATACATTCGACGCTGGCTCTATCAGCATTCTGTATGAGGGTTAATCATGCTTTCGAGATTCGAAGTTAACGTCCAGACGGGCGAGCGCAGCGAGATCTTCCAGCGCGTCTATACGAGCGAGGATGGAGAGATTGTCGTGCTTGATGATGGTGTTACGGCGCCTGATGGGTTCCTCGAGTTCACCGGCGATCCTCCTGATTTGCCCGCTATTGAGTAACCCATAGCAGAAGACAGAAGCCGGCCCTTGCGCCGGCTTTTTTAATGTCTATTCTGTGGTGGCGTAGCTGCTCCTATGCTTTTTCTCAATAGGAGTCTGCTATGAAGCGAATTCTCGCTGTCCTTTGTTTCCTCCCCGGGCTTGGTATTGCCTCCCCCTTTGATCTTCTTGTCCAGCAGAAGAACATTGCAGACACAGCCACCCTCACCCGAGTCGTGAATCCGCCAGCACTTGGAATTAACAGTGTTTTCGGGCTCAGTGACGCCAATAACCTTCCGATATTGTGGAGGCTTAACCCGTCGATTGTCGTATTCAATGGCGAGCTTGTTGCCGCTCCGGACTGGACTCTGGTGCAGGGAAAACCCACGTTCGCCACGGTGGCCACCACTGGCAATTACAACGATCTGATAAACAAGCCTTCTACTGCCCCGCAGGTCAATTCTGACTGGTCAGCTACATCTGGTGTTGAAGAGATCCTGAATAAGCCCACACTGGCGACCGTGGCGACGTCTGGCGCCTATGCCGATCTATCAGGGGCGCCAAGTATTCCAGCGGCGCAGGTCAACAGCGATTGGGCGGCAGGAGGCGGCATCTCCGAGGTTCTTAACAAGCCGACCACGCTGGCCGGGTATGGGATCACTGATGCCTATCCGCGATTCGGCAACCCGTCCAACTTCCTGACTGGCGTGACTGGCTCGCAGGTGATCGCAGCGCTCGGGTTCACGCCTTACAACTCGGCGAATACGAGTAATTTCGTTGACCAGGCTGGCGCCCGGGCTGCCATCTCGCTAACCACTACCGGGGCTGGCGGCGCAGCGACTTACAACAGCTCGACAGGCGCGCTGAATGTTCCGAACTACACGCCGTCCAGATCGCAGTCCTCGGCAACAAGAGCGCTCAACACGGCCTTCCAGATCAGCGCTACACGCGATGCAATGGCGAGCTACAGCGTTCAATGCGTGATCACTGCGAGCATCGCCGGTGGCCAGAGTTGTGATGTGATTCTCGAGATCGCGACTGACGCAGCGTTCACGACTGGCGTTCAGACAGTGGGGATCGCCGGCACCGGGCAGACCTACACCCTAGCGGTCGCGCTGCAAGGTGTTCAGCCGCAGACTTCGCAGCTATTCGGATACGTGCCGGCCGGGTACTACGCCCGCATCCGCACCGTTAGCGTGACCGGCGCACCTTCGTTTTCAATGCGCGCAGGCCAAGAGATCCTGCAATAAAAAAGGAGCCCCGAAGGACTCCTTACCTGTGCGGGGCTGCTCCCCCTTACCGGCAAGCGGACTATAGCTCACCGCTGCATAGCCGCCTACCCCTCACAACTTCAAAATCCCCTCTGAAATCAGCCTATCAATTGTTCTGAAAACCCCCTCTGAATGCATCAATCGAAGTTCTCCCCTCAACATGTAGCTATTCCCAATCATGATGCTTGTGCGCCCATCTACAGCATCATGGCAATAGGAGCAGCACCACGCGCCTTGCAGGTTGTTCGGCTTAATCCCGACACCGCACGTTCCAGCCAGTCGATAATGCGCCAATACTGTCGTCTCGGTGTTGTTCGGACACCCAGGTAAGCGCACCTGACAATCCCGGCCACGCGCAGCCTTCGTGTACTTGTCCTGCTTGCTCATCGATGACCTCCATGCCGCTCATGGCGGCAGAAGAATGGGAGAGGTTAGCGCTTGGAGCCGCCAATGATATCGCCGGACATCGTCTTGACGCTGCCGCTGATTGCGCCGCAGGTCACATCGCCCGACATGGTCCCGACGTCGCCATGCACATCGCCGCATCGAACACTGCCACTCATCGTCTTGACTCGCCCGGCAGTCCCGGTGATTTCGATCTTGCCTGAGCCAGTTTCGACGGATTCGGCATTTCCATTGATCGTAACGCTGATTGGACCGACCAGAGTGCCGGCCTGTTCTACTCCGTCGATCACGACCTTGTCGCCGCTTATGCTGATACTGCGCCCAGTGAATGTGCGCCCATCGATGGTGACGCTGGAGCCGCCAGTGTTGATTTTCATGTGCAGAATTCCTCGGCCGCCGTTCACCAGCAGGCATTGAGTTAGGTTATTGATCGTCGTTTTCAACAAGAACTTGGGTGTCCGGAACACTCCGCACAAGCTCGATGTAATGCTGAACGCCTACCTTGTAGTCCTCAGGCTTCTCAACTAGCCCCCATTCCAGCGTCTTGAGCAGCGACCCGCGCCAGTCCTTGAACGTCTCGCGCATGCTCAGGCAGATCCCGTGCGCCCAGCGTTTGCCTTCGATTTCTTCAAGCTTCGACATCGATCTTCTCCCCTTTTGCTTTGGCGATGGCAGCTCTGGCTATTTCGAGTGGAAATTCGGCGGTCCCGATCGGCTCTCCAGACCACACAATAAACTTTTCTAGTGCCTCGAAAATATCCGGTGCAGCTGCTATCAGGCGAGCATCTGCGATAGTAAACCCATCTGACTTGTCCATCGGCACCCGTTTGGGACCGATAACAAACGCAGCACCGTAAGGGTTAAGCGATCCGGATGACTGAGGCTGATACCAAGCCCACGGCCCTTTCGTATATCCGCTCATTTCTTCGGATCTCCTTTCGCTTTGGCGATTGCCGCGCGCGCCTTGTCGACTTGGTCGCAGTACGTGCTATTGGATTCGGTTCGTTTCGAATATCCGATGCGATCCATTGCCCATTCCAACGCATCCAACAGATCCGGCGCGGCGGCGATCAGCATCTTATCCGCCTCCCTTGGCTCTTCGCCTTCTGTAGGATAGTACGTCTCGGAATCGCCAAAATTACAAACCACTATCTCGTCAGGTCCGAACAGAGTGGAAAGCTCAGTGTTATACCCACCAAGTTCTTCCCCTGGATTAGCCCAGCGCCAAGGCCCAGGAGTATGTTTCGGCTCGCTCATTTCTTCGGCCCTCGGTAGATGTGCTGGAGCATGAACAGCGCGGCGGGGATTAGCAGGATCATGGTTTCGCCTGCTTGCGGTAGCCGAGGGTATCGTAGGCATAAACTGCCCATGCGCGCAGAGTTTCGTTCTCATGGCAATAGGTCAGTTCGTTGATAGCCTTCTCCCGCTCTTCCTTCTCGATCTGCTCGGGCGTGCGAATAGGCTTGAAAGCTCCGGGCCGAGCCTGCCCCACCTGAATAGCCGCAATGTTTTCGTTGCGAGCCTTGAAGGTGAAAGCGGCGATCTGCCCAATGCTGTCGCTGAAGTAGGCAATGATTGTTACGTGGTCGCCATCTTTCAGGTCTGGATGCCAAGGATCGTCCGGGCACGCAGCGCCAGTTCCATGGAATTCGCATTCAGTGCCGACTGGCGGTGGCCCGTCGCCGGTCCATTCAGTCTTGAAAACTTCCCCGCATTCAGGGCATCCCTGCTTATTGCCATAGCTATGAGCGCATTCGTCATCCTTCAGCGCATCGACTGCGGCTTGCCATTG